CGCCTTTTTAATTCAGCCGATGCTTCGAGTATTTCTTTTGCGGTTAGATCAGGAGTGATAGCACGTTGCGCAGGTCCACGACCAACATTTGTAGCTACCTCAGCTACACCACCAGGAAGCTCGGCTACACCTTCTAATAAAATATCTAGAGGTTTGTATTCACCAGTAGTGGCTTGTGCTGTAGCCTCACCCGCCATACCTCCGCCAATCTGCACCCCAGCTTCTTTAGCGCCAGCTTTTGCTAACCCTTTTTTAGTAGCCTGTTTACCAGCAGCTTCAAGTGCACGGTTGTATGTGCGAACAAATCTTCCCGCAAACCCAGCAGTTAGCGCATCAAAAGCAGCTATAGGAATACCACGCTTCAAACCACGATCACGAGCTTCTTCGATAACCTTCGGGTCTTCAAGTGCTTTTCGTACAGCAAGAGGATCAGACAGCTCTACACCTTGCTTACTTAAAACTTCTCCAAGAGCGTTAGCGTATTCAGAAGCAAATGAAGTAGCGCCCGTAGCAGCAGCCGCACCACCAGGACCACCTAACATACCAGCAGCTACAATTTCAGGTACGTTTGATAAAGAAGGAATAACAGATTCAGCAACCAATGCTGCAAGTGCTTTCCAATTTGACGGGCTTATAAGGGCTTTGGCTACCCCCGCAGTATCGCCAGCTTCGTTGAGTTCGTTAAGACGAGCTATCCCAGCTTCGACATCTCCAGACGGACGAGCAGCCTGCATTTCACGTTCAGTTTTACGAAAACGTTCAGCAGCTTCAGCAGCATCAATCTGCCCTGTTTGAAATCTACGCGCAGTTTGCTCACGTCTTAGTTGAGCCATACCCCGACGACCTACGTTAGCAATTTCTTGTGCTGCCGTCGGTACAACTTCTTTTATGGTTCCAGGTAACGCAGCTTGCTCTTCTCTAGAGATAGGTGCCATCGCTCCTGTTTGGAACATAGGACTTTGACGAGTCTGCCCATGCCGAGTGATTTCATTCCAATCAATACCAGCTTGAGTAGCTTGCGCTTTTAATCTTTCAAGCGGAACACCTTCTTCCGCTAGGTTCACAAAGTCGTCTAGGAGTTCAACCTTGTTTTTATAAGCGGGGACTGCTGGTTTTTCCGCAGGGGCTATCGCCGCACCACCAAACTGTTTAGCAAGGGCGGCGAAGTCTGTGGGTGGAGGAGATGCGGCAGAACCTCCAAACTGTTTGGCAAGGGCAGCGTAGTCCGTTGCCATTACTGAACACCCGCAGCTTTTTTGAAGTCGTCAGCTTGTTTTTGAGTCGGAAAGAAATACGTAACCCCACCAGCGGTAGCCGTAAATTTCCCTGTGGCAGCGGGAGTTGTTGGTGCAGTTGGTGCAGCGGGTTTAGCGCCAGTAGTTAGTCTTGCATTTACGTACGCATCTTCAGCCGCTTTGACGTTGCCACCCGCTTCCGAAACTAATCGGTTGTATTCTTTTCTGTTGGAAATTGCTAGTTTGTTGAATGCGGTTCTAAGATCTGTAGTTTCTCTAGACTCTACTTTTGCCCCTTCAACAAGCTTCCTATCCCCACCAATCTCTGAAGTCCGCATAATAGTTGCGGCCTGGGTTAAACCATCCAACCTCTTCTTGTTTTCTTCAGTGGGATTTAGTTGATACGCAATCGACGCAGCCGCTAGCTGTTCGGCTAATTTAGGTCCAGACCCAGGACGTGGAGGTGTCGGAGGTTTAGTGGCTTGGAGAGCACGTACGTTAGCTCTGCCTTGCGCTTCTTCAAGTTGCATCCTAGCCGTTACAGCGTCTTTCTGATTCTTACGATAGGACTCAAGTGCCGACAGAGCCCCACGCATATTGCCTTGCTTCTCTTTACGCTGGGCATCCATGTAATCAAACTCCATGCGATCAAGCGCACGTTGTTCAGTTTGCTGTGCCCGTTTAATTGCACCAAGCCCTTTACCTAAAACTCCACCTGCGGAAGTAATTGCACGTAGAGCACCCCCAGGTTGCTGCGCAGCGGCAGCAGCTTCAAAAAAAGCACCGGCACGTTCGTACTTATCCCCACTGCCAATTTCACCACGCCGAGTTTTTAGAGCTTCGAGTGCTTTGGGGTATGGACTTTCTGTACCACCTTCTACCTTAGTTAAATAATTCTTAATGAATTCATTTTGTTGTTCAGGAGTTAAATCTTTAATCTGGCTTGCGTACTGTTTTAGTCGAAAGTTGCCCGCAAGTATTTTATTAAGTAAACGAGTCCTCACGGGGCCTAAACCTTTAGCCTCATCTTCAGTAAGCGCAGTATTTTCTCCGGTTACTTGATCTTCATCATCATCATTTTCTCTGGTTAATTGACCTTCATCTCTATCCTTACCGGAAAAAGCGACAATTCCTCCAGGAGCAAAACCCTGTGCAGGTGTTGGCATGGCGCTAAGACCGGCAGGTTGAATGGCTTCCTGTACTAAAGAAGGACCACCTTTTGGAGGAGCGTTTTGACCCGCCATCGCAGAACGCATGGCAGCTTCTTCTTTAATAAGCTGAAGGGCTCGGAGTGCAGTGAACGCATCGAGGTTAGGCACTTGGCCTTGACCAAGCACCGCTTGCTGAAGAATCGTCGGGTTTGTTTTAAACCGCTCGGCGAAAATCGAAGCCTTATCGATTGCCATTTTTACCTCACACCATTGTGTTCAATGCAATAGCACCCAAGCCACCGCCCCTGAGTCCTTCGTTTTCATCAATCCTACCACCTTCTGCTTTCCCCAAAAGTGAGGAGATACCTGCCGCACCGAGCCCAAGAGACGTTAAATTCTGGATGGTTGTCGGCGCAGCTTGATAAACCGTCGATCCCTGTGCAGACAGAGGTACACCCCGAATGATGTCGGACATGAACGCAAGCTGCTTGTAGGGGTAGTTTAGATAGTTTTGGTAGTCTTGGTACTGCTGGTTCAGGATATTTTGCGCTTGCTGTTGCTGCTGTAGGCCGTACTGAGCTTGAAGCTGATTGATACCGATGTTCTGCCCATACTGAGTTTGGCCTAAGTTGCCTAGCTGACCAGCCCCTTGAAGCGCAGTCTGTAACCCTTGAAGGCCGAGCCCCGCACCAAACTGACCTTGCTGTGCGTTGAGTTGAGCAGCAGCTTGACCGAACTGAGCCTCTTGCCCTGCTGCACCCATCATCTGCCCGTAGCCATACTGCCGAGACTGTTCTGCTTGTTGCTGTGCAGCAAGTTTTGCTTGTTGGTTTGCTAGCGCAGCTTGTAGGCCGAGTCCAGTCTCAGTGTTGAACTGCTGCATACCTTGTTGATAAGCAGCCGCATCGATACCACCAAGTTGTTGTTGCAGTGCACGATTACGCTCTGAACGCTGAATGATGTCTCGGGCACCACCAAAAGCCCCCGATCGAACTGCACCAGCTTGGTCGGCTAACCCAGCAATACCTGCTTGTCTTTTTGCCTCTTGCTTCAGAATGTCCGTGTAGGGGTTCATGTACCGCTGAGCAACCCCCGCATCAGTAAACGAGCCCGTACCAACCTTGTCCGTAGCAAAAGACCCAGGCTGATAAAGATCAGGACGCGAGTACTGATTAGTTACAGGGTTGTAGGTGTAAGCGGTATTGAGCGCCCCAAGTCCTGCAAGCCCAGCCAAACCCGTCGCATCAGAAAGCTGAGGCGCAGTCTGCATGAGTGCTGCGTTTTCAAAAGCCTGTTGTTGGAGAGGAGAGAACTGAGCAACACGATCCCCTTGGTACTGCATGTAAGGGTTCTGGGTAACATCAGTAACCGCAGCAGCTTGCCCAAGTAGATCTTGAGCATAGGGAGAAATCTCAGGGGCGAAGCCAATCTGAGTCTGTTGAATTGCGGTCGGGATAGCGTCAGCCATGCTGCAACTCCTTAAGCAGGGAGGTATTTGTCGGAGCTGCTGTCTTTAGCGACTTTGCCTTTTCCGACTGTTTTACGGCGGGCTTTCTGAACCCGATCCATCATTTCGTATAGTTTCCTAGCACCAGCGTTTGTAGAGCCGTTTCCAAGTTCTGAGACGATACGAGCAGGGACTACGAATTCACCGTCGGCCAAACGCGCTGGACGGTTCTGCCCAATAACCGCAGGGATAGAATCAGATACCCCATCACCAGGACCGCGCAGCAACCTACCGCCGTCAGAGTAAGAGCCAAGGTTATAAGAAAGACTCGAAAGCCCTCCTTCAGCAAATAATCCACCATCCGCCCCACCTTCTACTTTTTCCTCGGGTTTACTTTCGGCACCACCAGCTAACTCTTTCTTCATCTCTTCAATTAACTTACCAGCAGCATCGTAGTAGTTATTGTCAGCACCACGATAGCGGTTTTCTGACTCACGAACAGCAGTGATGGTTTTACCGTCTTTGTCCCTAGTCGTAATGATGTTGGGTTGGTAGTTGGGGTTAGCGACATACTGCTGCTTGCTTGTATCCCACGTATATTTGCTCTGGTACGAAGGACGAGGCATACCCAAAACAGACTCAGCATACGGACGCATAATCTCGCCCGTCGGCGTAACAGGACGTAGCGGATAAGCAGCACCAGCTTTACCCATCAAGTAGTCATAAGCAGATTTAGACCCACCAGAAGTTTTATCGTACCGTGCTAAGAAATCAGCGTAAGACGTAGGTACGGGTGACGTGTAGCCCAGATTCCCACCACTTTTTGTATACGCATCACGTACTTGCTGCATACCCGTAAACCCACCTGCCGGACGACCAGGGATATTGGGCATCGTAGTAATTGTGCCGTTGGGGTTGAGTACAGCTACATCGCTACCACCAACACCAGGAGCTAAAGCAGATTCAGGAGCTTCACTTAATACAGTAGGTTCGGATACACGAGTGAGTTCTTCTGTAATCGGCACACAAGCATTTTTAAGTGCATCGAATGTGTATCCAGTTGGGCAATTAAATTGATTAAACCCACCACCGTATTCAATTGCATCTTCTTCAACAGTTACAGGTTTATTTACAGGAGGAGGGGTAACTGCAAAATACTGATCTAGGGTTTTACCTGTAGCCCGCTCAAAATCGGCTTCGTTTAACCCCCAAGTTTGCATTTCATTTTCAACAGCCTCACGAGACTTTAATGCTGGATCGTTAGCAAGCTGGTAGTTAATATTGCTACTTATTCCAGCTAACCCACCATAAGTTTCATCAACGTTAGCAGCAGACCCAATATTGGGGTTGGTCATCGCATAAACATTAGCTGCTGACACTTGCCCAGGATGTAATTCAGAAGCTCTTTGAAGGTCCGCAGCCGACACACCCCACTGATTCATAGCTGCTTGAGCTTGATCATAGGTAAGGTTGGGGTTAGTTGCTATATAGTTAGCAATATTTTGGTAGTACTTGTCTAACCCAATACCACCTTCACCAGTAGCGTATTTAAGTCCTTCGGATATACCACCATTAGCCATACGAACAACCGGTTCGTTACGGTACATCAACCCCATCAGTCCACCGTCGGCAACTCCACCTTCTGCCATACCAGGAGGAATACTGTAGGGAAACTCGCGACCCGCAGCCTCTTCAGCTTTAACCGGAGGAAGTGCGGTGTACTGTTGGGCATAGGGATCGTAGGTGTACGGACGAATATACGCAGTCGGCAAAGTCGTCTTTGTTTGGGGTAATCCTTTTTGGACCGCCATATCTGCAAAGACCGGAGAAGCCGCAGCAGCACCAGCCATCAACGCAGCCCTACCTCCACCCATTTGAGAAGCAAGTGAACCAAGACCGCCTTCACCAGTAGCAGCTTGAAAACCCCGTTGTAAAAGTTCAGGGCGACCGATCATTTCTCTAGTAGCTGCTATTTGTTCAGGTGTGATTGGGGCTCCTCTTAATATAGAAGCATCCGCTACCTCTGGAATGCCCATAGACTCTAAACCAGCCTGACCCGCAGCCTGCGCAGCAACTCGATCAATTGTTGCCGATTCAGCCCCCAACCCTTCCAAACCGCTGCCAAAACTAGCACCACCATAAGCACCAAGACCAGCCATGATGCCTTTGCCTAAATTACCAGTGCGTAAGGCTTCAACACCACCTACTAGCAGACCTGTACCGACAGCGCCGCTTGCGCCAATCATGGAGCCAATAGCAGAACCAACACCAGGAGCAACCAAGTTAAGGCCGAAACCAATAAGCGCAGGTAGTAACGATTTCAGGAACCCAGCTTCAGGAAGCCCAGTCTCAGGGTTGATTGTCAGTGACCCACCGTGTGCTTTTGCAAGTGCTTGCAAACTGCGAACTTCTTCCGGGGCCATGTGAACAAGCATGGTGTCAGGACCTCGACCTTTCGAGGCTAATTCGTTGGCGATAATGGCTAGGCTCATTGTTGCCCCTTAACTATTCGGTAGCTGATACAAAACTCATCGTAGCAATCACTGAAGGAGTTGCTGGACGAGTAGGGGAAGAAGCAGCGGGTATGTGCTCAATTTTAACCCCCAAGTCATTAGTACACCAATACAATTCTACGTAATCACTCGTTTGCATCGGCAAAAACAAATTTAGTGACGCGATTAAATGTCCATCTGTACCGCCATGACTGTTTGGTACAGAGAAGCGAGAGTTGCTATTGGGTACGTTCGTTCCATTGATTGCTGCCCACACGTCAACGTCATGGATTTGGGTATCGGTGTTAGCGAACTGGATACTAAACTGCAAGTTATAAATACCCGCATACCTAACAGTCATCTTTGAATCATCAACTAAGTAAACACTGTCTACAACATCGGCAACATCAAAAGTGATCGCGTAAGCAGCAGTTGTACTTACAGCGGTTTGATCCGAATCGCTTGACCAAGCGCCGAATGGGTTGACTATGTACCTACCCCCTTGATCACCAAATAACGCCAACAAATTGTTATTCAGTCGGTTGAAGTACAAACGCAAGACGTTATTAAACTGTTCGTGGTACCGAGGCTGATAGTCTGTAGGAGGTACAGGTAAGTTGGGGGCAGCAGGGTGGACTAATCGGGTCATTACCGTCTGCCGTCTGGTCTGATGTCAATACGTGGCGCACCAAGCTGCCAAGTTGTATTAAGTTGGTTGGACTCAACCTTAAAAATCATCTGCCTTCCACGCAAGCGTGTGAAGATCTGTCCGGTGAACTCTTCGGTAATGACATAGGTTGCACTGCTGGCTACTTGCGCACTAGCAGACGTTACAGAACCCGAACCCGAGTTGTACAACCCGTACAGCGTCATTGATACCGCAGGGGGATCGCCGCTTGGCGTATTTTCAGAATTAGAAAAGGTTAAGTCAGGCAGCACACGCCATACAAACCCAAAGTTATGTCCATCACCAATGTCAAATTCAGACGAAGAGATATTAGCCGCAATGGCTACTTCAGTGCCTGTTTCGTTGTCGTTTAGACCCTCTTCGTGATTGACGATGTTATTGCTGTACGTAGCTGCAACAGGGTAGTCCCTCAAATCCGTATCAAGCCAAGCAGTACGAGCCATCGTACCGTAGTACCAAATACGTTCTTGGTAGTTATACACTACATAACTGTTAATTTCGTTGGAGTTACCAGAACAATAAAACCACCAGACTTCGTTAAAGCCTTCATTTGTTCCCGCATACACCTGCTGAAATTGAGTCTTGTTTATATTGCTAAATACGTAACGGCGCAAATCGCAATTCAATGTTTGCACACGACCATCATAAACATAAAACTTATCGATGCCCATCCAGTACACAATACCGGACGCAAGAGCTACACAGTTTTGACTAACGATCGAAATATTGTCTCCGAGGAGCTGCGAGCCCCATACATACGGAGGGCCAAGATACTGCAACGAATACACCGACGCATCAGTGAATACAACAATTTCCTGACGGGTTTGAATCGCAGTAATAATTTCAGACCCATGCGATAGCCGCACCGACCCAGCTTGGTTTGTAGCGTTCGGAGTCCAGTTGTACGGATCGTCTTGGTTTGACCAACGAATCAGCATGGGGTCTTGAGTAATACTTCCATAGTCATTAGCGCCATACGCCAAAATAAACCGAGAAGTATCTGATACAGAAATGTAGTTCTGCACAATAGGCACGTCTACAAGCAAAGACACATACGCATTTACTGCCGCACTGCCTGTAGCATTTACGATGGCACCAGCAGAATCCAGCAACTGGAAAGACAACCCATCGACGTTGTAAACATAGTAAGTCGTACCCGTGCTTATCCCAGTCGGCAAGCTCCCTCCAGTTGTGTAATTAAACTGAATGGCCGCACCTTCGGTCAAAAGTAAGCTGGTTGCAGTTACAACGGCAGGGGAAGCGACAGGTATGGAAACAGCACCGTAAGTAGAAGAAGGAGTATTTAATAATGTCCCTCTTGACGATGTACCACTTGTAGCATCCCAATAATAAAGGCCCCCACCACGAGGGCCAAAGATAAGATCTTCCCCGTAGTTAGTCTGACTCCACAACCTAATAGTTGTGATTGTGGTTGTACCAGTTCCCCAAGGACCAGACCCCCAAGTACCGCCGCCCCAACCTACAATTGGTAGCGCGTAAGAAGCACCGACATTAATTTGATACGCAGCTTGAACCGCAGCTCCGCCAGTTGCTCCTGCGGCTACGACAGAAGCAGTTGTGATGGTGTAAGAATTTGGGCTAACGTAAGTTATTTGGTATTCCGCATTTAACAAACTTGCGTATGTTCCTGTAACTCCGCTAAAAGTAACAAAATCTCCGGTAACACAACCATGCGCAGTATCTGTAACCGTGACTGTTGTTGTCCCATTACCTGTAAAAGGATTAGCTCCGAGCGTTACAGTCTCTCGAATAGGCGTGATGTCGTAATAAACTCCTCCACGCTCAATGTAAAACTTGAGGTTTGTGCCTACACCAAGCAAGTTGAGACTGCCTAACGTGATCCAATTCCAAAGCGATCGGCAGACACCTAAAAAAGTATTTGTAGAGATACGACTCCAACCGCCGATTACTTCGGGCGTGCCTTGACGAAAACGAACTTTGTCGCAGTCATACCAACCACCTTCGGTCGTATACCGAGTGTTTTCTCGATTGACTCCAGGTTTAAAAAGTATTTTTTGGAGTGGCATTGCTTACCTCATCAAGGCAGCTTCGGCGGCACGGCGACGAGTAAGACCGGGGAGGACTCGACCCGCAGCTTTATTCCAGAGAAGGCACTGATCTGCTGCACCATCCCAATCTCCCGCATCAACCCGCTTTTTGAACGTGGAAACCCGATAGTTCCCTAAGCCGCAATTGTAAACCCATGAAGTGACAGCGGCAATGCGTCGAGGTAGTGCGGTTTGAATCTTTGGGGAGAACTTAAATAAACCTCTGAGAAAGTATTCAACGTGGTGATCCAGCGCATCCTCGCACTGCTGCATCGTCCAGATCGTACCGGGGTTAATTTCAGGGCCGGTTGCACCCCATCCAATAGTCCAAGGATGTCCACGGGTTCCGGGGTCGGGATAAGCTGTTACACGTCCGTCAGGCAAACGCTTTGCTAGCCCTTCAAAGGGTTTGATCAATACATCCTTGCAAAGCTTCTTTGCCTCTTTCACGATTTGTTGTACTTCTCAATAGACCGTCCTACAAACCAGAACGTAAGCATCATGTTTAGCATGGCGAAGTCATCCTCGTCATAGCTCTTGGTTAGGACTTCAGCCCAGTTAGCGTTGGTCTGAAAAGCAATCGTTAGGCCAGCAGCTTTGACAGCCACGTATACGCCAAATGCAATCCAAGTAAGACCGGGGCGGGTAATAGCAGTGACAAAGCTAGCGAACCAGCCAGCCTCTTTTGCGGTCTGGGCCTGTTCCTTAAATGCTTCCTTAATCGTGTCCATCTGCTGAATGGAGTAGTCAACATACTTCTCCTCCATCTTGAATTCACCACGCATCTTCTCCAGATCGGTTTGGAGTTGGAACATAGATAGCTCGTGCTGTCGTTCGTTCTTCTTGTCCAAGAACTTTAAGACTTCAGGGGCAAGCCTGAATAGGCCTCCGAAGATGGAGCCTAGCAAACCGCCGCTAAGTAGTTCAAACATAATTACCCCTTAGCCGTCACGATGTCGGCACCTTTCTTGACTGTGACTTTGGAGCCTTCAACATCTACTTGCATGGGTGGCTCGGCACGGTCAAGCTTGTCCAAACGGGTGATGAGATCCTTGATCACTTCAAACTCAGGCTTCTCCTGCTTCGGTGCGGTGCCAGCAATACCGTTTAGCATCTGAATAAGTGCAGTAAGTGAAGCGCCAAGCAAGCCCATAACAGCGGCAATCTTTTCACCTTCAAGGAAAAGAGATGCACCAACACCTACGATCACGATTAGAAATATATACAGTAACCCGTCTTCACCAATGGCTTTACCTGCTACTTCTTTGGCCGAGTCTTGTGCTTTAAGCTCTTCAAGTCGGATCTTGGCTTGCGCTTTGAGAACCGCTAACTCGTGGGTTTTGTCGTCCATTTACTCCTCCGCTTTTACTTCAGGGGCAAGCCTGAACAAGCGCTACGATAACCGGGATAACGGCTTTAAGTACGTCTGACCAGTTCATGATTAAAACGGCCCTGAAGTAGAAACAGTAACACCAGAACTAGTAATAGACCACGGGCCACCAGCATTAGCCACGCTATTGTCTTTGATCGTAGCTGACTGGCAAGTCAAGATTTTTGTCGTAGCACCTGCGGTCAATGGCTGAGTTGGTATGGTTGCAGAACTAAATCCAGAACCTACGTTAAATCTTAAATTACTGATCTTGCCATCAATATATCTGCTTGTTTGCACAGAACCATTGCCAATTGTTGGCGGCGCGGCAGCCGTTTGTATCGTTCCGCCGACCAAAGTAGACGCTACCTGACTCGTTCCTACAAACATCTTTAACGTACCTGACATACGCGAACAAGCAATATAAGTCCAAGTTGACAAAGAAATCTGAGGGTTTGTGCCACTAACAGTTTGTATTGAAGTATTCAAATTTCTAACAAAAACTAAGCGTCTATTTGAATCAATGTAAAACTGACATC